AAACGGCCAGTTATTAACTGCGATGCATTCATTTTAGATAGCCGACAATACAAAAGATACATAAGAGCAAGTGTTGCAAAAACCGCATAATTGTGTAGAATAAACCTATCTATAGTAAAAAATGGATAGATTATGACTACTAAGCCGAAATCCGGCTTTGGTCGGCCTAAAGGAACACCGAAGACCGGAGGAAGAACTGCCGGGACACCGAACAAAGCCACACGCGAATTCAGGGAAACGATCAATAAGCTGTTGGAGGGTAATGCCGATAACGTTGCCAAGTGGCTAACAATAGTGGCAGAAGGTGATTTAGAAAGAGAAATCAAGCCAGACCCCGGCAAAGCCCTTGACCTGTTGGCAAAGCTGGCTGAGTTTGCTGCGCCCAAGTTAGCACGAACTGAGCATGTTGGGGACAATGGTGGAGCTTTGACGGTTGTAATCAAACGATTTTCTGATGACTAAAATCGTATTGCCCAACAACTGGGAGCCACGTAGTTATCAAAAGAAAGCGTGGAAATACTTAGAGCGCGGTGGTCGGCATGCTGAATTGATCTGGCACAGGCGGTCAGGCAAAGACGAAATAGCTTTGCACCGCGCCGCTTGCGCTGCTTTTGAGAGAGTGGCAGGGTATTGGCACATGCTCCCGGAATACTCTCAAGCACGTAAAGCTATATGGGATGCTGTAAACCCGCACACTGGCAAAAAGCGAATAGATGAGGCTTTTCCAGTTGAGCTACGAAAAACGACCCGAAATCAGGAAATGATGATCGAGTTCAAAAACGGGTCAACGTGGCAAGTAGTGGGAAGCGATAGTTACAATAGTCTTGTCGGCGCTACGCCAGCCGGGATTGTGTATTCAGAGTGGGCGCTTGCTAATCCAAACTCAAGGGCATACCTTCGCCCGATTCTTGCGGAAAATAAAGGCTGGCAGATATTTATTACAACGCCACGCGGCAAAAATCACGCATACAAGACATTCCAGGCGGCAAGAAACAACCCGGACGCTTACGCCGAGATTTTAGACGTTGAGCAAACAAAAGTCTTGACGCTTGAAGAAATAGCGCGAGAAAAAAGAGCATATATTGACGAGTTTGGCGAGGATTACGGATTAGCCAAGTTTGACCAAGAATATATGTGCAGCTTTACTGCGTCGAACATTGGCGCAATACTAGCGGCTGGAATATCAAGGCTGGAAAAACAGGGTCGGATAGGTTCTCATGTTGAATTTGACCCCAATGGCGCTGATTTTTATATCAGTGCAGACATAGGCAGAAAAGACACATCAACATGGTATTTCTGGCAGCCAACAATCGGCGGTTATACGATTTTTGACTATGACTGCGGATTCGGTTTAGATGCTGACCAGTGGTGTGATCGTTTGCGCGACAAAATAAGCCAGTACAAACGAGCCAATGGTTCATCTGCTTTAGGCAAAATATGGCTACCCCATGACGCAAGAAATAAGACTTTTGCGGCAAAATATAGCGCAATAGAGATTTTCCTTAAGTATTTCGGCGCTTCGCACGTCAAAATAACGCCAGACAGCAAAAAAGCAGACAGAGTAAACGCCGCCCGAAGGATTATTCAAAGATGCGAATTTTCCGACAAATGTGAAAAAGGGCTAGAAGGTTTAAGCGCTTGGAGTTATATATGGGATGAGGAAAGACGCATATTTTCAAGTGACCCAGACCACAATTGGGCGTCACATGATGGCGACGGATTCAGTTACGGATGCCTGATAGCGGAGCAAATTAAGCCAAAAGAACCCGAAAAACCCGCAAAATTCAACATAAAAGCACAAAACGGTGTCATAATTACGGCACCTTTAGACGAATTGTGGCAAGACGTTAAACGCCATCAGGAAAGATACTAATGTCTATATTTACAGTATCAGCAGAAGTAGTGCAATTAGGAACTGGCGCTATTCAGCCGACAGACACATTCCAGAATGGTGTGCTTTTATCTGGTGACTTAAACAGGGCTATTGCTACAGGTGGTGATGAGTACGCTAACGGTCTTTTAATGACAGACGCAGGACAGATTCGATACGTTGACGCTACTGCTGGACTTCCTGTAAATGTGGTGTGGTCTAACGGACTTCCCAGAGCCAATGATGGCGCTTTGTGTGTCTCGACGGGCGCACTGGCGACATATTCAAACGGTACGCCTATGGTTGCGAATGGCGCGGTAAGACTGAGCATAGTCCCATGATATTTGTACAAGCGCACCCACAAGCCAGGCCGCCCGTCATTGATAAAATTGGCGCGGTGCAATATGTCATGTGGCATCCTGTTAAATGTGAAGACAAAACAGCATATTATTTGTTCCCAAATGGCGCAGAGTTAAAAACTAGCGCAACACCTGAAAGACTGGTGGCCGTTGCGGAAAGCCCAGAAGAAGCTTGGTCAAGAATTATGACCGACAAGCCGCTTCTTGAAAAATACGGAATACCGACATGAACCCCGTTGATGCAAGCACAAAATGGCTGGCTGAGTTAAAACTTGCCAAGCGTGAAGATGAGAAGTTTATTGAGCGTGGCGACAAAATAATCAGGCGTTACCGCGACGACCGTAAAAACTTCACGACATACGGTAGGCGATTCAATATATTGTGGTCGAACATTCAGACCATGATGCCAGCCCTATACGGGAAAACACCTAGAGCCGAAGTATCGAGACGCTGGAAGGATTCTGACCCAGTAGGACGCACTGCCTCGGTGATTATAGAACGTTGCTTACAGTACGAGATTGACAAGGGCGATTTTGACGCTTCGATGAGGCTGGCGATACTTGACAGATTGCTTCCGGGACGCGGTACGGTGTGGGTGCGATTCGAGGAAAAAGAACTAGCCCAACCTGTTGACGCTTTGCCCGGTGAGGAAGGCGGCGAGGCGCAGGTCATGCCCAACGCGCCGTATAAATACGAATGTACCCCGGTAGATTATGTCTTCTGGAAAGATGTTAGATATTCACCCGCAAGATGTTGGGATGAAGTGACATGGATCGCCCGTAGGGTGTACATGAGCCAAGAGGACGGTATTAAACGATTCGGCGAGGATTTTAAGCAAGTTCCATTAACTCACGAGCCTGTTGGCCTTGACGAGATGGAAAAGATGGGTGTTGAAGGCCTGGACGACATGAAAAAAGCCGTTGTCTGGGAAATATGGAGCAAGACGACAAAGCAGGTCTTCTGGGTGTCTGAGGGATACTCTAAGACGCTGGACATTAAAGACGACCCGCTCGGTTTAGATAATTTCTGGCCTTGTCCCAAGCCTTTATTTTCTACCCAAACCACCGAGACTTTAGTACCCATAGCTGATTACAGCCTTTACCAAGACCAAGCCGAAGAGATTGACATGCTAACCAACAGGATAGCAATGTTAGTCGAAGCGGTTAAAGTCGTGGGTGTCTATGACGCAAGCCAGCAGGGTGTGCAAAGGATGTTAAGCGAGGGTGTGAATAACCAGTTGATACCTGTGGATACTTGGGCGGCTTTTGCGGAAAAGGGCGGGCTAAAGGGTGTCGTGGACTTCATGCCGCTGGATTCTGTCCTTCAAGCTTTAAGAGAATGCTACGCAGCCAGAGAGCAAGCGAAGCAGGTAGTGTATGAGATCACCGGACTGTCTGACATCATTCGCGGTGCGTCGATGGCTTCGGAAACGGCTACCGCGCAACAGATTAAAAGCCAGTACGCTTCACTGAGACTGAAACGCCTACAGACCGAAGTGGCGCAGTTTGCTTCGGAAGTGCTGAGAATCAAAGCCCAGATAATGTGTGATTTTTACGCACCACAGACCCTTGTCGAGATGTCTGGAATCATGGGGACAATGGACGCTCAATACGCAGAGCAGGCCATTATGTTGTTGAAGTCTGAGCCAGCCAGAGGGTTCAGGATTGAGGTTGCCTCTGATTCACTGGTAGAAATGGACGAAGCCACCGAAAAACAAAGCCGGATTGAGTTTCTGGGTGCGGTCGGTCAGTTCATGGACAGAGCATTACCCGTTACACAACAAGTGCCAGAACTTGCGCCTTTAATGGGTGAAATGCTGATGTTTGGTGTTCGCGCATTCAAAGGCGGCAGAATGATGGAATCTGCTTTTGATGAGGCGATGGCTAAACTGAACGCACCGAAACCGCCTGAACAGCCGCAGCCTGACCCGGAACAAATGAAAGCCGAGGCTATGATGCAGGTCGAACAGGGCAAGATGCAGCTAGAACAGGCAAAAATACAAACGCAAGGGCAAATCGAGCAAGCTAAGCTGCAAGCAAGTTTGCAGATTGAGCAATTCAAAGCAGAACAAGCCAAGAATCTCGAAATCATGCGCCAGCAGGCTGAAACAGAACGCGCAGAAATGAAAGCCAGGATCGACGCTGAAACTAAAATCACAATTGCACAAATGACCGCGCAGGCCTCAGAAAAGCCAGCGGTATCAGTACAAATCGAGGGCGAAAATCATTTACAAAAAGTTGGCGACGAAGTAAAAATGATGGCAGATCAGGCCGCTAACATATTGAGCGACCAACAAAACAACATGGCGCAAGCTGTAGCGATGTTGGCTGATGCAGTTACCAAAATGAACAAGCCGAAGCGTAAAATTGTGGAGCGTGGGCAAGATGGTCGAGCAATTGGCGTCATTGAAATTGAAAGCGAATAATGGCAGATAACTTTACGGCCAATCCTGGGACAGGTGGCGATACGTTTGCTGCCGATGATGTGGCGGGTGTTAAGTACCCTTACAGCAAGCTTGACATCGGCGGCGATGGTATTTCTTCGCCTGTAACTGCGGCTAACCCGATGCCTGTTACTGGCCCGGTGACTGACGCGCAGCTACGGGCAACGCCTTTGCCGATTACGAGCGCGTCAGCTTACGCTGAGGACACGCTACACGTTACAGGCGCAATCGGTAATCTGATGTTAGCGATTCGATCAGATACTGACACATCGACAGCGGATGACGGCGACTACACCATTCTCAAGATGGACGAAGCAGGGCGGCTTAAGGTCGCTGTGCAGCCTGCCGGGTATCCGCTAGTGACCGGGACAATCACAAGTGCAAGCAGCGCGGTGCCGTCTAACGTCAGCCGCGTGTCTAACGTCATGGTGTACGTTGTTGGTACGTTTGCGGGCGTCAACTTTACTTTTGAGGGATCGCTCAACAGCACGAACGGCACCAATGGCAACTGGTTTGGCATTCAGGCTGTACGCACAAACGCCAACACAATTGAGACGACATCGGGCGTATTGGGCGCACCTCCCGCTTATGGCTGGGAGCTAGCGGTTAACGGGCTGAATTGGTTCCGCGTGCGCGCCACTGCGTGGACATCGGGCACTGCGACCATTCAGATTCAGCCGGGTGCATACGCTACGGAGCCAATTCCAGCGGCCCAGATCAGTGGCACGCAGCCTGTATCGGGCACGGTTACTGCCAACATCGGTACGGGCTCTATTGCTGCTGGTACTAATGCCATCGGTGATTTTGGCATTCAGTACCGAAGCACAGCGACGGGTGCGGCATCGGCTGCTCCTGTAACCTCTCCGGCAACCCCCGCAGGGCAATCCATCAAAGGTTCGGCCGGTAGACTGGCGGGATACGATTTGCACAATGCTGCTGTTACTCGGCGCTATGTCAAGTTTTTTAATGCCACAAGTGTCACTATGGGCACCACAAGTGCGCTGTTTGAGGTTTGTTTAGAGCCTAGCCAAGCACGGACTGTCAATTTCCCTGGCGGGCTAGGTTTTTCAACTGGCATTCAGATCGCAGTCACATCCGCTAGAGGATTGACCGATAACACGGCCACCGGACTTGCGGCGGGTGACGTGACTGGCTTTATTGCTTCCGCTTGATTTTCAATTAACAAAGGATTTATCATGACCACAAAAACCGTTGCCATCCAAGTTTTGATCCGCGATCCAGAAACCAGCGAGGTTATTAGCTGCGACAACGCCAATGGCACAACCGAAGACGATGGCTCGACTGTAGTTATTGGCAATGGCTACGCGCCCAACATCCTGACGGTTCCGCCCGCTGACATTTTGCGCACTTTGATTCCGCCTCCCACAGATTTGCCAGCACCTGCCAGCGTTTCCCGTGTAGATGACGCAGAAAACAACATCAGTACGCTGACTTTTGGCTGATCCATGTGGATCCATTTACTCAGCCTTGAGTTAATCGATGGCGCTTCGCCATCGAAGCCTGACCCGCCTGAGCCAGTTATCACGGGTGGGCATTACGGCGCATGGTGGCTGGATAAGTACAAGAAAATGTTGGAAAAACCTCAGATCAAAGAGATCATCGAGGAAATAAAAGAAAACCCGCAAATCATCGAAGAAATACCGGAAGTAAAAGCCGAGATTTTTGAAAAATACCCAGATTTTGACTATCAATTTTTGCAAAACAATATAAAATTACAAAGAATAGTTGCAAATCTGATACAAAAGCAAATAGAAAACGCGATAGAAGAGGACGACCTGGAGGTTTTATTGTTATGAGCAAGGGCAGCAAACAAAGACCGACTAATCACGATGCCTTTTCAGGAAATTTCGACAAAATTTTCACTGAAAAGCCTATTCGTGGAAGTTTCATCCAAGACCCTGAAACCGGCGAACTGGTGCCGAAAGATCAATATTACGCACCGGAGAATACTTCGCCCTATGTCATGCCAGACATTCAACCTTACAAAAGTATGCAGACCGGCGAGATGATTACATCGAGAAGCCACCACCGGGCGCACTTGAAACAACACGGCCTGGTTGAGATCGGCAACGAGATCAAAACAGCAATGACGAAACAACAGCCCCGTGACGACCGGGAATTGAGAAAACGCGCCATTGCCGAAGTGATGGCATCGAGAGGTTATTAGCCCCCACTGGCTTATTGTGTCCGCAGAGATGCGCCACGCCGACCGGAAGGTGGATATTCTGGGCGGCACAGATAGGAAAACCCTACCATGAGTGATTTACGCACCGCATTAGAAGAAGCATTCGCAGAAAAAGCCGAGGAAAGCCCGGAAGTTAAGCCGGAGCCAACGCCAGAGCCGGAACAGACCGAACAGCCTCGTGACGAAGCGGGAAAATTTGCGAAAGAGATCGAGCCAACTGAGCAAACTGAACCTGCCCCACGCAAAGCCCCGTCCAGCTGGAAACCAGCGGCGCAAGAGGCTTTTCTGAAGGCTGATCGTGGCGAAGCCCTGACACCGGAGGAAATCAAGCTGCTAACAGCAGAGGCAGAGCGGCGCGAATCAGACTTCCATAAAGGCGTGTCCGAATTTAAGTCACACAGCGAACGCGCAAAAGCCTACGATGCTGCCATTGCTCCGTACCAGGCTCACTTGCAGCGCCTTGGAGTAGATGCACCGACCGCCATTTCTGCCCTGATGCGTGCTGATACCATTCTTAGAACATCAGACCCGGTAACGAAAGCGCAGTATTTTTCCCAGTTGGCTAAAGAATATGGCATTGACCTGAACAGCGTGCAGGAACCGCCACAACTCGACCCGCAAACAAATTATTTAATGAGCGAGCTGCAACAGTTGCGCAATCAGCAACAACTGTGGCAAAATCAGATACAACAGCAAGAGCAGGCTAGGGCTAATTCAGAATTAGCCAAGTTTGTGACTGCTGACAAAGTGCACTTCGAGGCAGTGCGTAACGATATGGCTGATTTGCTGGCAACCGGCAATGCAGAATCGTTAGAAGAAGCCTACGATACGGCTGTTTGGATGCGTAAAGATATCAGGCAATCCCTGTTAGATCAGCAACGCGCAGAAGCCCAAAAGAAAGCATTAGAGCAAGCACAAGCGCAAAAAGCGAGAACCGCTGCGGTAAGTGTAAAAGGCTCTAGTCCTGTTTCTGGTGGGGTTCAGCCCGGTACTAAAGGTTCGCTGCGGGACATTATTGCAGCGCAATTTGATTCTAACTGAAAGGATAGCCGATCATGGCCACTTTTGCAGGTTTAAGCGACATTGTCGCAACCACCGTTCAATCTCGTTCCGGCACTTTAGCCGACAGCACTACCAACAACAACGCACTGTTATACAAACTCAAAGAGCGCGGTAACGTCAAGCCATTTTCCGGCGGTAACGTTATTCTTCAAGAGGTTATGTATAACGATCCGGCAACAGAAAATGCTGGCTCTTTCTCAGGGTATGACATTATCGACATTACCCCGAACAGCCCAATTTCTTCTGCTCAGTTTGACATTAAGCAATATGCCGCTG